TATCAATGCAACAATTACTGGTAGTGATCTACAAAATGTTGGAGAGCACCTAGATAAGTACTCTAATACCCCTGAAGGCTTTGACTATAGAATTGACTGCTCTGTTCAAACTGTAGATGGCTCCCAGTCGTTTAAACGTACCTTTGTTATTGTTCCTAGAAAACCGGCCGAGCTGACTGCTTATTTAGATGCTAATCCTCTTGATCCGGGTGAATATGCCCCTCCTAGTGCATTCGGAGCAGACCGACTCACTTTCGAATACCCTGGAAATATTTCTGATGTTACTCTTAACGAAAATGCTGAGAATGCTATTACTCGTATGTTTATTGTTGGAGATGGCGATGGTGCAGGTAGCGGGGAGGCCAGTGCTCACTATTCTGGCTCGGCATTGACTGATTTGCTATCTAATGGTTGGCCGATTCTTGATGGTGGAGAAAAACAGTCCTGGCCTCAGTATGGATACAACCAGATTAACCGAGATAAATGGGACAACTTTGATGCTGAACTTGACTTCAAAAAGACAGCTGATCGCTATCTGAACGAGTCTAAGCCGCCAATGGGTGAGTACTCTATTAAGATCAATGGTTCGTTAGATCCTGTTGTTGGTACCTATAATCCAGGCGATTGGTGTCAGCTGGTTATTAATGATGACTTCATTAGCGAGCGTCTAAATAGCTACCTAGAGCCGAGAAGCACTGCGATTGTTCGTAAAATTGAATCAATCAATGTGAGCGTCCCGAATAGTCCGGCATTTCCAGAGCAAATTACACTTAATCTAATTCCTGAATGGGAGGTTGACGTCCATGGGTAGCCGTAGGATTGCCAAAACAAGAAGTCTTTCTTCATACTTAACCTCGCTAGACAACTCGGCGTTGTCTTCTGCTCTTCAAATCAATGCAAATAACTCGATTGCAACTAACTCTATTGGCGAGAACTCGATTGCCGAAGAGATGCAAATCTTTGATAAAAGTATTCAGAGCGGTAACTATGTAGAAGGATACTCGGGCTGGAAGATTACTGGAACAGGTAATGCCGAGTTCGGAAACGTTGTGGTCCGAGGAAATATCAATGCATCCTCTGGAAGCATCGGCTACTGGAACATTTCTAACCCTGCGGTAACGCGTGTTATCGGATCTACTACTTTGCTCGGTACATTTCTTGAGAGTGCTATTGCCGGAGATACCGATGATGGAATCACGTCTGGAACCTATGTAGGTCTATTTAAGTCTTACTCTCCAGATGCTGTTCAGATCTCTACTAAAGAACGTGTATCTAATATTGCTACTCTTACCTCCGAGGGACATGATTTCCAGGTTGGCGATAAAGTAATCGTAACTCTTGATGATGACACTACATTTAATAACTCCGGGACCTCGGTAACAATTACTGCTATTACCTTAAATACATTTAGTTACGCTAACTCGGGCACGGATGTGTCTAGCTCGGATGCAGTTGGTATCGCGGAGCTAGATAATGATGATGTAGCTGGTCTATACCTTAGAGACTACGGTAAAAATGAGTTTGACTATGGGTACTTCTCTAATAAGGGAATAGCGTATGTATCTGCTCGTAAGATTAATACTGTAAAAAACCCGAGCTTTGAGTTCTTTAATCAAAGCACTGGCAACACTACGGCAACACTTTCTGCGTGGACCTCTTCATCTTTAGCAAATGCAGCAGTGTCCTTGATTGGGTTTAATACTGTCTTAGCTAATACAGCCACGGCTACTACTGCCTACTACGACAGCCAGAGCTCTGCTGCCGCATATGTCTATGCTGCTGCAAGTGCCCCCTCTTCTTCAGAATATCTGGTTGCATCTATTGATTATGCAGAGGGCGAAAAATTTACCGCGTTCTCTGGAGGTAAGTCCCTCACCTTTGGCTTCGATATGTTTGCCAACTATACAAAAACTCCAATCACTATCTCGTCTGCTACGTATTCTGGCGGATATATTACGGTAAATACCGGCTCCGCCCACGGGTACTCCGCCGGTCAGACAGTATTTATAAACGCGTCTCTATATGACACTAATGGTGTCGACCACGCGGCTAACTCAAATACTGATGTCTGGGGGGCCATAGAGACCTCATACTCATATGATGTCTACTCCGGCACTGAGGGGTACCTAGACTACCCGGACAACACGGAGCCTTGGCTCCCGGTCGGAAGAGCCTTTACTGTAGTAGATGCTCCGACGTCTACATCATTCAGATACACTCCTGTATCTACCCCGACTGGAGGGCTTACAGTTAAGTACCCGGGCGATGATCCTATTTCTTATATCTCTAAGATAGAGAGTAGTTCTTTAACTAAAACTATGACGGTATCGTTTGAGTCGGTATCTCTTAACAAGTTTGAAACTGGAGATCAAGCAGCGATTTCTGGAATTGTATCGACGGATGCTCCTACCCTGTATAACTCTACCGTCACGGTTCTAACCTCATCTGGGAACTCATTTACAGCCCTGGATCCTACATATAAACAAGTAACTAACCGAGTAGTTTCTGCTGTAAACGTAGCTACCCTTACCGTAGCTTCTCACGGATATTTGGTCAATCAGACTGTATTGATTGAAGGTGTAGATAAGGCGGTAACTACCGCATCCTACTCTGTCACCGGAACAATTATGACGATTAACACGTCAGCCGCTCACTTAATTGTTGTTGGTGAATTATTTTCAATTACTCCCGACCCTGACTCTCCTTTGGCAGATCTGGAAAACTATGATTGGACTGCAACTACCGGAACAACAGGTACTGTACTAAAATTTGACCTTACTGAAAATGCAATGGAGGGGACGCACCCTGCGGTCGGGCTTACTACCCTAACTACAGACTCTGTTCTGCCTAGATGTTTTGATGGCGAAGTAGTAATCACTGCCGTAGCTACTAATACATTTAACTATGCAATCACTAGAAATGCCACTCTAGCAACTGCTGCTGTAACTGATGCCACTTCGGTAATCATAGGCGGGCCATATTACAACCTACTCGGCGGGTCACTTGGAATCGGAAGACGTCCAAATAAGAGCGTATACAGAGCATTTAGTTTGGCGTATGACCTCACAAACATTAAGATTCAGTATGGAAGCAATGTATCCGCAGTAGAAGATCTCAGTAATGTTATATCTACAAGCGACCTTTCTACCTGGGCGCAAAACAAATATAGAACTACAACTGCTGATAAGTATCTATTGGCTAGATTTAAACGAGCACCGTCTCCAGCAAAAATTGGACAGCTAGAGCCATTTACAGCCGGTGCAAGATCTACTATTACTATTGATGGTAAAAAAATATACAGTTCTTATGCATCGCTAAACCCTACCGGTCAAGCAGCTCTAGAAGATATAAAAATCCTATTCCCGGCTAAAATCAGTTCCATAAATGTAGATGGCACGTACTCTACATCTGGCGGGCATATCTCTAATTCTGCCGCTACGTATTCTGGAGCAGCAGTCGGTTATTTATTAGATAATGTGTATCTATCAACTTCAGCCGACTATTTTGATGGTAATTCTGGGGTCAGTGAGTTTTTATGGTCTGGCACAGGAACCTCTGCTAATGCCGCATCATTAAAGGAATCTAAACACTGGCTAGACATTAACTTAGATGATCAGACTTCTAGAATTGACGTCGATTTTATTGGCATCAACGAAACTAACTTTACCAAGAAACTGTTTAGTAGCCCTAGAATTGGGAATATTGACACAAGCGATATTAGTTTGGAACTTCCTTCCTTATTCAGTGCAACTAACGGTGCTTCTAACTCAGCGGACCTATCTACAATCGGAGTGCTTAGCGGTGACTATTTAGTCTCGTCTAATGGATACCAATACACGTATGCAAAAAGCGGTCTAGTAGCCTTTACTGGAGTTGATTATGCTGGATTCGAGCTTCTAGCCAGAAAAAATATTGTCTCTCCTTCAGACCCGTCCGGTGAAGATGTAACCGTGGCTCCAGTAGGTATTGCTGGAAGAACGTACTACACTGGCGGCGGGTATGACACTAGTTCAGCCGGAGTTATTCCTAGTTCTGGAGTTCTTTCCGTTTTAGATTTATTTGGTGACCAGGTCGCATTCATTACCGAAAGTCCAAGCAAAAACTCCATAGTTTTTGACTCTACATATGCTAACTTCGGGTCTGCTAGAGTTCGTCTAGATTCAACGCACGATGTGACACTAACATCGACGATGCACCCGCTTCAATTGGGAGCTGACGGTGCTACTCACATGAAGCTTGATGCTAATGATATTCAAGTCGTATCTGATACAAATACTGGAGCGTCATTCTATTTAAATTACAATGGTGGGTCCATTGTTTTGGGCAATACCACAGTTGGTCTTGGAAAAATTGACGGTACATCTGACTACGTGTGGGCTAATGGTGTCTATGGGAATACCCTATCTACTTCTTATCGCTCGGTTTACGTCTCATCCAGCGGTACTTACGATCAACTTGGATATGTTGCTTCTAGTCGTCGATTTAAGAAAAACATTGAACCGCTAAGCTATACAGCAGAGCAGATCCTATCTGTGAGAGCCGTTGAATACCACTATAATGAGGAAGAAGATACGGCACCTAAGCATGCAGGTATGATTGCGGAGGAGATGCATGATGCAGGCCTACACGCTTTTATTTCGTATGACAAAGAGGGCCTCCCCGAGACCATTCAGTATGAGTTCTATGTGACAGCATTGCAACAAGTTGTTAGAGATCAGGCTCAGAAGTTGGCCGATTTAACGGCACGTTTAGAGATCCTAGAAAGTAGATAAATGTACACAATTAAAGCAGTAACTATTGACGATGCAACTAAGTTTGTAGTAATCAATAAACTAACTAAAAAGGAAGTTATTTCTTTTGATAAGTATTCTGATGCTGTTGATTACGTTATAGAACGAAATAAATAACCCTAGATTTTTTGAGATAAACTTTACCTATACGAACTACAAATTAAGGAATACAATGCCAAATAATAACGAAGCCGCCGTCTTTAATGAAGTACTAGCCATTACTCGTGAGCAGCTAGCTCGCTCCATGAGTCTAAATGCTGAACTTGAAGCTATGCTAAAAGTAGAGCAGGCTAAGAATGAAGACCTTCAGAAAAAGATTGCTGAACTAGAATCTCCTGCTGACTCAGAAAAAAAGTAGCCCATGATTGAAGTAAGAGACGGAAATAGAACGCTTTATGTTGACGGCGTTCTTCTTGGAAAGTCGACTTCTCATAGGCGGGGATCTACACGCTGGATTGAGTTCGAACTTTACAAAACTGTAAGCGGTCAGTATGTCCTATCTCGCGTTGGTGTTTCACTTGTTTATCATGGTGCTGCCTGTAGCCTTGTAACTACATACAACTTGCAGGAAGTTCCATTTGAGGACACTCATCGCGATAGTATTCCATGCGAACGCTGTAATCCGGATGAAAGTGCGGACTTGGTATTTCCTGAAAAGAACCGATACTGGGCGCAGGTCAGTGAGCAGGCTGGTGCAGTATTAGATGCTCTGTACAAGTATGATGATGGCGGAGCTCGCTATCTAACTAACGTTGCCCAGCGTCTACTTGAAGATGCCGCTAAAAAGGATAAAAACATCGCCGAAGTGTATAGGTTTGAAATTATCCAGTAGATCTGCTAACATAACTTAATACCAACGAAGAAAGACGAAAATGACAAAAAGCTTAGATGGTGTTCGACTCGAACTAGTTGATAGCGTAGAAAAAGCTCAGGAGTTTATTTCCTGGCTTGGCGAGCGTCGCCCGTACAATGCTCTAGCTATTGATACTGAGACCGGAGAACTTCCTGGCAACCCGCGTGATCACGCCCTTTCGCCTTGGCATGGACGTCTACGTCTAGTCCAGGTTGGCGATGGTATGACCGGCTGGTCTATCCCCTGGGATGACTGGAAGGGCGTCTTCTATGAAGCGATGGATAAGTTTGATGGTCCGCTAGTCTGCCACAACATTGCATTCGAAGCCCGTTGGTTTGATGTTCAATCAAGCTGGAAGATGCCTTGGCACCGTGCTCACGACACCATGATTATGGCTCACCTAATTGACCCACTTGGGTCTGGTGCTCTTAAGAATCTGACTTCTCGTTATGTAGACGCCAACGCTGCTCGCATGCAGCAGGTCCTCGATGACGGTATGACCAAGAACGGATGGACCTGGGGAACGGTTCCTATGAACTTTCAGCCTTACTGGGCTTATGGTGCTCTTGACCCTGTCCTAACAATGCGCCTCTGGGAGATGTTCTGGGAGAAGTGCGGACCTGGTCAGCCTTACAGTAAGGCATACGAACTTGAAATGAACACCCGCCGCATCGTTACCCGCATGGAGCTTAATGGTGCTCGTTTGGACCTTGACTACTCTAAGAAGAAGTATGACGAACTAGTCGCCTATACCGAGCAGGTTAAGGTCTGGGGCAAAGATAACTACGGAATTGCCATCACAAGTAACGCTCAGTTGGTGCGTGCGTTGGAGTCGCTAGGTGCTGAGATCACTCAGACTACTCCGTCTGGTGGGAAGTCAGCATCTGCTGACCAGCTAAAGATTCTAGTTCGCGACGGGTCTCCTGAAGTTCAGCAGCTGGCAGAGACTGTTCTAAAGCAGCGTAAAGCCGACAAGCTGGCGTCTACCTACTTCTCAAACTTCATCAACGACAATGTGAATGGATTTGTTCACCCGTCTGTAAAGACCCTAGGTGCTCGCACTGGTCGTATGTCTATCCAGAACCCAGCACTTCAGACTCTACCTAAAGGTGACGATACTGTTCGCCGTGCGTTCCTGCCTAAGGATGACGACCACGTAATCATCACCTCTGACCTCGACCAGGTCGAGTTCCGTATGTTCTCGTCCTTATCACAGGACCAGAACCTAATCAACCTATTCAATATGGCAGACGCCACTGGTTCAGATCCGTTCACCGAAATCGGTCGTGAAATCTACGCCGACCCTACAATGCAGAAGTCCGACAAGCGTCGTGGCCTGATCAAGGGTGTAGTTTATGGACGCCTCTATGGTGCTGGTGTTGCTAAGCAGGCTATTACTGCTGGTGTTCCAGAAGAACAGATGCGTGCAGTTTCAAATGCGTTCGACGAGCGATTCCCTGGAATGGCAATGTTCCAGAAGAAAGTTGAAGATGTTGGCATGCGCCGTCTAAAGTCCGAGGGCCAGGGTTACGTAAATACCTGGACCGGACGCCGACTACCTTGTGACGAAGACCGCGTCTACACTCTTGTTAACTATCTAGTTCAGGGTGGTGCTGCCGAAGTGTTCAAGTCAAACCTAGTCAAGCTAGACCAGGCAGATCTGACCGAACTTTTAATCGTCCCTGTGCATGACGAAATCGTGCTCAATGCTCCGCGTAAGGATGCAGAAGAAGTTAAGCAACTTGTGCGTCAATGTATGACCACAACTGAAGGCTGGGCAGTTCCCCTAACTGCTGACGCCGATGGCCCTCTAGAAAACTGGGGAGAAAAGTACTAATGTCAAAACTCGTATTAGCAGTAGACCCTGGAAAAGCAAGTGGTATCGCTCTTTTCTCTTACATTGATGGCGAAGAGCCGGAACTTCTTTGGTCTGGTGAGTATCAGCAGGACGAGTATGCTCTACCTATCCGTAAAGCTATTGGCGACGCCATTATGCGTTCAATACCTATCGAGGTAGCCTGCGAGCGATTTACTATCAATGCTCAGACCGTCAAGAACTCTCAGGCTCCTTACTCTCTCGAACAGATCGGAATTCTCAAGCAGTGCATGATGGATATCGGTATGAAGGCTGATGATATCTTCCTACAAGCACCTGCTGATGCAAAGGCCTTATTCCCTAATCCAGCACTAAAGAAGCTCGGCTATTGGCACAAAGGTGGCGAAGGCCACGCACTCGATGCAATTCGCCACGGACTACTTCGACTTGTAAAAAGTGGATGGCGTCCTGTAGGATTGCTAGAAGATTAAAAAGTATTAGCAAAAATAAAACACAGCAGACTTTTTTTCTGCTAATATAAATATACAGAATGACGAAGGAGATTTGATGTCGGTACATGTCGACCTAGACCCAGCAGGCGATCACATCATTATCAACGCTGAATGGCGTCTAAAAGAGCTATGCAAGAGCCTACCCGGAGCTTCATGGGATACTAAGGCTTCGCTTTGGCGTATCCCTCTATCCTGGGGTGGATGTCTCGCACTGCGTTCAACTTTCAAAGAGGACCTAGTGATTGGTCCCGGCCTTGCTGCCTGGGCTGCTAACGAAAAGGTTACCCGAATCGACCCAGCCAACGCACTTCGTGACGTAGACGTTCAAGAAGATGGCGACCAAGACCTATTCCCGCACCAGCGTGCCGGAGTCGAGTTCCTATCTACCGCTCGTCGAGCACTGCTTGCAGACGAGCCTGGTCTAGGTAAGACTGCTCAGGCTATTCGCTCACTTAAGAGACTGCACGACCGTGGCGAAGCAGTCTTTCCTGCTCTAATTGTCTGCCCTAACACTCTTAAGAAGAACTGGGAGCGTGAGTTTGATAAGTGGTGGCCTGGTGTAAATGTGACTGTTATCAACGGTTCAGCTGCTCAGCGTCGTGCTCAGTTTGACCAGCAGTCTGATGTGATTGTGATCAACTGGGAGTCGCTACGCACTCACTCAAAGTTGTCGTCTTATGGTTCGATTGCCTTAGCTCGCTGCATTGAGTGTAAGGGACACGACTCTCGTATCACTCCAAGCCGCTGCGAAGTCCACCAGCGTGAGCTAAATGACATCGACTTTAAGTCTGTAATCGCTGACGAGATTCACCGTTCAAAAGACCCTAAGTCAAAGCAGAGCCGTGCACTTTGGGCAGCGACCGGAGACGCAGACATCCGCTTTGCATTGACCGGAACTCCTATTGCCAATAACGTAATTGATCTGTGGCCTATTCTTCACTGGTTGGAGCCTAAGGAGTGGCCTGGCCGTACCAAGTGGATTGACCGCATGATTGACACCATGATGAACGCTTTCGGTGGAATGATGGTTCTCGGCGTGAAGCCTCACATGGAGCAGGAGTTCTATGCTGCGATTAATCCTCGTATGCGCCGTATGCTCAAGTCCCGCGTGCTTCCTTGGCTTCCAGAGGTTATTACCGAGCGTCGCGATGTGGAGATGGGTGTCAAGCAGGCTAAGGCCTACAAGCAGATGCTCGAGCACATGATTACCATGCTTGAGACTGGCGACACCATTATGGCTGCTAACCCTCTAACCCAGAGCCTGCGTCTTTTGCAGTTCGCTAGCTCGACCGCAGAGGTTACTGTAGACGAGGCTGGCCAGGAAAAAGTTATTTTGTCAGACCCGTCCTGTAAGGTAGATGCTCTGATGGATGATATGAAGAATGGCGACTTTGGCGATGACAGCGTGGCTGTCTGTGCTGTATCTCGTCAGCTAATTGAACTCCTAAGCGCACGACTAACAAAAGAGGGAATCGATCACGGGCTAATCACTGGTGCTCAGGACCAGGATGAGCGTCAGAAGGCTATCGATGACTTCCAATCTGGCAAGACAAAGTGGATTCTTTTCACTGCTCAGGCTGGCGGTGTCGGTGTCACCTTGACAACTGCTCGCCGTCTTGTTATGCTACAACGACCATGGTCTTTAGTCGACTACAAGCAGGCTCTAGATCGAGTACACCGAATCGGTTCTGAAATTCACGACTGCGTGATCATTACTGACTACGTTACTGAAAACACAATTGAAGAACGAGTTATCCAGGCCCTAGATACTAAGGCCGACAACTTTGAGCAGATTGTTCGCGATAAAGAGCAGCTACTCAAGATGCTAAAAGAAAGCAAGGTTTCAAAATAATGACAACCGAAAACGACGAAACGACTCCAGCTCCGATTCGTATCTCTAACTCAGAGATTCAGACATTCAAGGACTGCCGTCGTCGCTGGTGGTTTACCTACTACCGTCGCCTACAGCCAAAGGTTCAGAACTACACCGGCGCATTGGCACTAGGTTCTCGTATCCACGAGGCTCTAGACCGCCACTATTCGACCGGTCAGGACTTGCTAGAGGCTCACGCCGACCTAGTTGCAGCCGACATGAAGACTCTGACTGACGCCTACCGCGACACAACGGAGTTGGAGACCGAGGCAGAGCTTGGTCGAGTTATGCTGGAAGGCTACCTAGAATGGGTAGAGATCGAAGGCATTGACTCGGATCTCGAAATGATCTCCACTGAAGAGATTATTGAGCGTCCTATGCTAAATGGTCGTGTAACACTTCAGGGAAAGATCGATATGCGTGTTCGTCGTAAGATTGACGGCGTTCGTATGTTCCGTGACTTCAAGACTGTCGGAGGTTCATTCTCTGACTTCGGGTCTACCGCCCACATGAACGAGCAGATTCTGACCTACATGGTTCTAGAAGAAGCTCAAAACAAGGATGGTGAACGATCCGAGGGAGGTATCTTTACGATGCTTCGCAAGGTAAAGCGTGGTGCTTATGCAAAGCCACCATTCTACGGACAGATTGAGGTCCGCCACAATGCTTTTGCACTTCGTTCGTTCTGGCAACGCCTAGAGGGGACGCTAGAGGACATGATGCGTGTGCGTGATGGTCTGGATGCAGGTGAGAGCCACTACAAGCTCGCCTACCCAAAGCCATCTCGTGACTGCAAGTGGAAGTGCCAATTCTTCGCTATTTGCCCGCTGGTTGACGATGGTTCGGCAGCTGAAGCAGCGATTAGCGATGCGTTTGAGTCAAAAGACCCATACGGTTATTATGGAATCACCGAAGAGAAGAAAGGAAATGAGTAAGCATGTCTGAAGTCGATCGCAGCTTAACCTTGATGGTTTATGGCGAATCTAAAGTCGGCAAGTCAACTTTTGCCGTTACAGCACCTTACCCACGCCTGATGCTCGATGTTGAGGGAGGCCACCGCTTCCTACCAATCAACGTCAAGTATTGGGACCCAATTCGCGAAGAGCCGCCTGTAGCAGACGGCACCTGGGACACAGTAGTTGTTCAGGTTCGCGATTACGATGTCGTTATGAAAGCCTTCCAGTGGCTTCAGAGCGGTAAGCACCAGTTCAAGTCACTTATCATTGACTCCATTTCGGAGCTTCAGGTAAAGTGCATGGACAACATCGCTGGCACAGAGCAGATGAAGATGCAACAGTGGGGCGAGCTACTTCGCCACATGGGTGCTCTTCTTCGTGACCTCCGTGACCTAACGATGCACCCAACTCAGCCTCTGGAGGCTGTAGTCCTAACTGCTATGGCTCGTAAGGGTCAGGATGGCGTATACCGTCCTTATCTTCAGGGTCAGCTTGCAATTCAGGCTCCATACTTCTATGATGTACTTGGAGCAATTACTGTGGAGACGGTCCCAAACCCGGATCCAATGCAGGCACCATACAAGGTTCGTCGTATGTACGTCGAGCGCACGCCAGAGTATGAAGCTGGTGAGCGTGTACAAGGACGCCTTGGCAAAGTCGTCGAGCAGCAAGACCTCGGGGTCGAGCGTATGCTAGACATGGTTTTCGGAGAGAAGACCAAAAAATCAACAACAACAACAACTAAGAAAGAAGGTTAGTCACAGCCATGTCATCTGTTAACTGGTCAGACCTAATCAAGGAAGCTGGCGACTCGTCGACCAACTTCGAACCACTGCCAGACGGCGATTACGAACTAAAGGTAATCGACTCGAAGGCAACCACTACCCAGACGGGTAAGACAATGTTCAAGATCACCACTGAAGTTCAGGGTGGTCCACACGCTAAGCGTCGCGTATGGGACAACCTAGTTGTCTCGCCTGAAAACGGCAAGGCTCTTGGTATGTTCTTTATGAAGATGACTGCCCTTGGTTTGGGTAAGACCTACTTCGACCAGAACCCAAGCAACGCTCAGATTGAGCAGGCTCTTATGGGTCGTTCGTTCCGTGCAACTCTAGGAACCAAAACCTACAACGGCAACCGCAGCAACGAGATCAAGCAGTATCACGTTATCCGCGCAGAGGCAGACGCTGCTTTTGCAGCAGCTGCTTCGGCTCCTGCTCCTGCTCCAGCCCCTGCTGCTCCTGTAGCCGCAGCTCCGGCTCCAGCTCCTGCTCCAGCTCCGGCTCCAGCACCTGCTGCCCCTGTTACCTCGGACGACGCTCCGTTCTAATAGGTATGTAATGTAGTAGTGGGGCATCGAAAGGTGCCCCACTATTCACATCGAAAGGAAAACTATGAAAGTACTATTCACCGGAATGGCCTCGTCCCATGCCAAGCCTTCTTCTGCCAGTACAACCTTTTTTAGCGTCTTATCTCAGCGGGTGGATGCTGTAGTTGATGATGTCGAATGGAAATCTCCTAGCCTAACCTGGAGTAAGGACTACCTAGAGCAGTATGACGCTATTTTTGTTGGTATGCTGCCACCAACTAGCCTTAGTGCAAACAAACTTTACGGGGCTATGCATGTAATCAACCTAATGTTTGATTCTCCTAAACTTAATCTTGTTCTTGATCACCCTCAGCTGTGGCAATATAAGCATGGATTTAATGCCATTGACCGCTCTGTAGAGAATGTATTTGGCGGCTTCTATGCCAAGAGAAGTGAATTTTCTTTGGCTAAAGACTCGTACTCTAAGAGTATCGTCGGGGCTAATGCAAAACTTCTCACGAAGAAGTGGCCTAGAACTTTATATCCTAGCCTTCCTTGGAAGGTAACTCGACCTATAGATAAGTTTCTAGGTCTATACGCGGAGCAGAGCCTGACGGGCCTTAACTTTGATTCTTGGTTGTTGGATGGGATTGAATACAATCCTTTGGCCTCGCATGAAGCCCGATGGGTAGTTGACCACCCTAACTCTACGTGGTCTAAGTCTATCTCTAAGCTCCTAGAGCTTCCTATTTCTCCTCTATCAACTAAGACCCGCTCGACTGACGCCGAGGCTTTGTCGGCTATTCAGGATGCGGCTGGTCTACTATTCTCGCCTCAGGACCGCGGAGTTGGGGGCTGGTGGTCGTATCGACTCGTCCAGGCTATCGCCAGCGGAACATTTGTTATGTCTGATTGGAAGGAAACAGGGGTTCTAGGTCCAGAGTGGAATCTGCTTGGATATGACTGGGAATCTCTGCCAAAATCTGATAAGCTAGCTGTAGCTGATGCTCAGCGGGAGTCTTACTCTAATTCAATTCCAAGTAAATCTGATTCGGAGAACTCTCTGAGTCTAATTCTAGAAAGCTCTCAGAAAGGAGAGAAGAATGCCCGAAGTTAATTTTGACTGGGTCCGTCAACAACTACAAGAAGCTCAGGCTAAGGTGGGTGCTGGCAATGCTGTGATTGAACTACTTAAGGTCTGGAGCGAGCAGAGCAAGCTCTCGGATAAAGGTGCTCGTGAAGCAGTAGAAATGTTTAGCAAACTTGCACTTGGTGTAGTCCTGGTAGAGCCTGCTGAAGCTACAAATGAAGTCTGGGTTCCGGCTCAGCCTGGTCAGATTGTAGTTGGCGATGAAGTTCGTGTACTAAAAGACGCTTTCTCGGATAAAGTTGGCGTTACCCACAACGGGCGTCGTGGAAGAGTTATTGCTATCCGCTACGGAGATGTAATTTTCAAGTCCACTGATGGAAAAGATCCTGAACTTAGCGGCGTCCACTATTCTCCTTACAAACTAGAAAAGCGAATTCGATAATGCGTACATCATTTGAACTAAAGTATTCTGCCTCTGACTACGAAGAAGCAAGAAAAGCAGCCAATCTTCATATCAGCCAGTTTCTAGGCATTCCTTCGGGATTGGTTGAGGACAAGGTTGATGTTGAACTTAAGGTGGAACTAGTCGAAGACAACTTCCAAGTAACTGCTTTTGGAAAAGTAAAAGCAAATTCATTTACTTTTGGTGTTGACAAGACTAGCTAATCATAGTACTATCAAATCATGCAAACATTTGTACCTATGACATCTAGCTTCTCCGATATCGCTAAGGTTCTTGACCGACAGCGTCTTAACAAGCAGGCCCTTGAGGGCTGGCAGATTCTTATGACTCTGCTCGAGCTTGACCCGCAGGGTAATCACCGTGTCCCCAAAGGCTGGGCTAATCACCCTGCTGTCAAAATGTGGCGTGGTCACGAGATGGCCTTATACCTATACATCGAAGACATGGTAACTGAGTGGAAGCAGCGTGGATATAAGTCCACTATTGCTGATAAAGCCCATGCCACAATCATGCAGGCAATCAAGCTGGGTCTTGTTGAGCCTGGTGTTGTTACTTATCCTGATTGGATTGAGGACCACCACCAGTACAGCGAGATCGCATCTAGCCACCGTACTGCTCTTCTTAATAAGGATTACGAGTGGTATTCACAGTTTGGCTGGGACGAGGACCCTGGAAAGCGTCCAGAGTCTTATGACTATGTTTGGCCTGTGTAATTTGTAATTTACGGTAGTTCTTACACCAAAAAAGGGATTCGTCAAGTAAAATCTTTCTATGAAAGATTTAAGAAAAGGCGAGTCCCTTTGGTTTATCTGGGATGGTTCTCCTAAGGAGGACGTGTCGCCTGACTCTTTAATCTTCTACACTGAAGAACACATCAACATAGAAGAAGAAGTTGTAAAGCGTGCATTAGCCTCTTCTCTGCAAAGAGAAGGTCTGGTTCCATCGCTTGGAGCTGGTTTTTCTATTATTGATTCATCCACTAATGGTCATGGGTATATGAACGTTGGGGTTGATTTTCTGGTTTTTTGTGATGAAGATGGCCTAACTACAAATGGAGATGTTGTGTCCGAAATAGTACCTATCACCTGGGTGGAGATTAAAGAAGTTGATTGAACCTGAAGACTGGCAATTTGATGCCGAATGCGCCAAACCTGAAAATGAAGAATTTGTAGAAAACTTTTTTGCAAATAAAGCATCTCAGCAGCATAAGGCTCTGAAGATATGTGCTGAATGTCCAGTTAGGGCCATGTGTTTACAATGGTCTTTAGAGACTAAACAAGTATGGGGAATCTGGGGAGGGCTAAACTATAAGCAGCTCAGACGCACGCTTTCCGTTAACTGGGAGGGTCAGGAGATGCGTCATAATCGATTCCCTCTCTGTCCTTACTGCAAAGCAAAGACTAGCTCTCTTGAGTCTAAAACTATAAGTAGGCCTAATGGTGGACGCTGGTCGACTATGAAGGTTGTTGAGTGTAAAGATTGCTCATTTAGTTGGCAGAGTAGAACAAGTGCGAATGCTGTTGAGGCATACCACTCTCAGGAATCTCGTAAAAAGAAACCTAATTAAGTCGTTTCTTAATGTCTGTTGTACTGATCCCCTGGGTATATGGCACATAGATTAGTCCGATACCGCGCTCGTCGAGCCAATCCTGGGTGAATCCCATCTGCTTGTAGTAGTCCTTCTTCGCCCAGTCTGATCCGATGATAATGTAGTCCGGATCGACATCTTCAATCGCAATCGTAGAGTCTGCTCCGCCCGAGTTTGGGATTACAGCATAGACCCATTTGCAGGCCATCAGAATTTCTTCGCGCTCGGCGTAGCTCAGAACGGGTGGCTTCCCTTTATATTGCTCGATGAACTCGTCTGTATTTAGGGAGACAATCAATTTTCCGAGCGAGGCTGCTCTACGAAATAGTCTGTAGTGGCCGGGGTGCGGAAGATCAAAGGTTCCGCCGGTATAAATGATTAGATCGTCCATCAGTAATCTAGTTCTCTCTCGTGTATTAGATTCGGATACGCTTTAACTACTGGATACTCTACTGATCTAAATTCAGTTTCTTTTTCCGAAATAGCATCATAAATTCTTTGGATTGTGTCTTCGTTATAGCCCAGCAGTCCTACGTACTTTTTAAACATACTTTTAATATGTGTACATTCTTTAAAGGTTCGTGTAGTGTCGTAGCTAGTTCCTGGAATAGTTTTCATCCACATATCCCAGTCGCGGTAGATTTTTTTGTTGTTATAGAGAACCCATGATGCGTAAACTACGTCTAGGCAGTGTCCGCTAGTCATTTCATAAAAATCCATGTGCTTATTTTTAAATAGCCATTGGTAGTACTCGTAGATAAATACTGCAAGTTCTCGTCTAAGGGCCACGTAGATACCATTGATCAGAATGGATAATCCAACTGATCCGTAGTATTTTTTAGACATTTTTATTAGTGTAGACATTCCATCAGAATAGTCACCTTCCATTCGAGGAGACATTAGCCAAACGTCTTTATCTGCCTCCATTAGATGTTCTATCCTTTTTACTGCCTTAGCTTGTTTTTCGCATATGGCATCTCCGGCATTAAAAATAAAGATTTCGTGATCAGTGTTTACAAAATCAGCCAGGGAATTGTAAAAGTGTCCGTAGTAACGAACCTTCTCCGCCACTACCCAATTGGGGCGTGGCTCCGGATTAGTTGATACATCGAATACAAGATAATCAAGACCGGCTGCAGATAGCTGAGCATCGACATCTAATGCATTGTATAGAAGTTCATCCCAGGTGACTATGTATGTCTTACTTGTTGCCATGTCTACTTAATTGGAAGTACGCTAATGAACTCTCGTGGATCGAAGTCTCCACCAAATACCATTGTCAAAAGACCTGGCTTCGACTCTAGACCTGCACGGTCACGGAACCACTCTGAGCCTGGGTCTGTTGTTGGGCACTGTAGCCACAAACGGTCTCCAATATCCATTGTGCGGAAGTTATGGAAGTGGCCTGATACCCAGATGTCTGCTAGACCTAGTGCGGTCTGACCTGCAGCCTGCCCTGATAGATACTTTAGAACGTTATTCTGGTTTGCCTGGTGGCCGTGGAACATACCGAGATGTACACCACAGATTTCGGTTACTAGCGTCTGGTGTCCAGATGCTGGATAACGGAACTCTACGTGCTGTAGTGCAGGATTCTCGGCACAGGCGTCCTGAACTGCCGAGGCAATCTCTACGTTCCAGCCATCTGCCGGGTCTGTAGCCACGAAGCGTCCTGCTTCGTCGTGGTTTCCATTGATTACAGGGACAATCATGTTCTCGGCTAGCGGGGCTAGTGCCTTAATCTGCGACATTAAAAGGCGTCGAGCTACTCGAACCTGCTCTGTAATTCCCAGGTCGGAGGCAGCTTGGCCCTGTAGACGACCTCCCTGAGAGGTAGTTCCTTCTACGTGGTCGCCAGGAAGTCCTAGAGTGATGGTTCCTAGGTTTAGGCCCATCTTCTGATAGCTCTTGAATCGCTGAACTGCAGAGTCGGTCAGATATAAAATTCGATCAACCGACTGCTGAGTTCCTTGGCCTCCGGCCTTCTTACCTAGCTGCTGGTCCGCAGGAAATGCTGCAAAAGATCCTGAACCCGTGGCAGCCTTAGCTCCTCGCTCTGGACGCCACTTCTTGATTTCATCAATTAGCTTCTCTGCATCTAGTTGATCCACATAAGAACCTCCAGCAGGAAGTAGATTAACGCGAACTGACTCTAGCCACTCGCCGTCGTGTTTCTGCCACTTACCGCGACGCATGGACGAGATGTTCCATTCGCGAGGGTCTAGTCCAAACTCTTCAATCACTGTTGAAGCGTCTGGCACTTCTGCCGAAGGACGTGGCTTAGAAATAATAAAGCCACCCTTTGCGGAGTCTATATCCATTCGTGGACGCCACTCTTCTGGGGTGTTTAGTGTCTTAAAGTCTGAACCCGAGTTTCCAGGTTTAGCTAAGTCTTCTAGTCGATCCGAAATTCCCATGACTATTTGCCTACTCGTGTACACGCGCAGTCGCGTCGACGGTGTCGGTCCACTGCGCTATTGCTGATGTCATATCCTTCTTCACGCAAGATACGACCTAATGTTGTATTTGGAACGTGCCCCGCTGTGCCTGGGGCTGCTTTGAGTACCGACTCTAAATTACTCTTGTCGGCAGATGATAGCTCTGGGTTAATCAAGAGATTGCCAATCTTGCATAGCTTGGCACTAGAGCTATTTTTTGCCGAGCTGAGTTTGTCTGAAATAGACATGATACTCCTTACGTCTTGTTGTCATTAAGTATAGTACTAATTTTAGTTTTTAGCTGGCTTTTTTCTTTCTAGTTCTCTTTATTGGAGAAATTACTTCTGAAGGGTCCGTAGGTGTCAAGCTGGCACCTAGCACAAACTGTTTAATTAGTTCAATCTCTGTGGTTGATTTTACCACGTGAACTTCGATATTGTTGACTCGATCTGCTAGAGAGCTTCCGCCGTTTTCCCAGAGCTGGTGCTCTACTCTGTCTAGGCGCTCGGCCAAAGTTCGGCCTTTCGCGTCGGTGCCGAGGGCTTGTCCGATTCTAGATACGATTCTGTATGTAGAGTAGACTCCGCCAAAGATGACACCGAGGGCGGTAATTACCGCGGCGATGGTTAAAATAAGTTCAGCTGTCATGGCCTATAATAGAAGTTCCGGGAAGCAATTAGGTTTGCTTTCTCTATTTTACCCTACTAGGGTCGTCCTTATTTGACGGGCTGTTAGTTCGAGCCGCCAATAAGTTTTAGGCAGTTGCCAATAATTTTTTGACTTTGACTTGCAGCGTACTCTGTTCAGGTGTATGCTGTTTGCATTACCTATGGAGAGAACAATGATTAAAGACGATTTGGCGGTGGCATAGTGGGCACCTGGGAATCAGCAGGAAACGGTCGACTAGGCAAAGGAGCCGACTGGTATGCGAAGAACGGATGGGTGCTCTTACCTGTCCACGGAATCACTGAAGATGGCCGTTGCACATGCGGTAAGCCTCACGGGGACGCTAAAGACATTGGTAAGCACCCGGCTCTGCACAACTGGAACACCGAGGCATCTTCTGACCTGACTCAGGTTGGTATTTGGTGGAACCAAAACCCTGACTACAACATCGGTGTTTTCTGCAAGCCTTCTGGATTTTTTGCAATTGATATTGACCCTCGCTCTGGTGGCGACGATGCCTTTGATATCCTTGAACAGCGAGCAGAGGGAAACCTGCCTCCTACAGTAGAGGCTATTACTGGTGAGTACAACGTAAAGGGTAAGGTAGTTCGCGGTCGACACCTCATTTACCGCTGCGACCCTAACGAAAAGTTTCTAGGTAACCTCTCTAAAGAGGGCCTAAAGGGTATCGATATCAAACACAACGGCTACATTCTTATCGCTCCGTCGCGCCACTTCTCTGGTACTACATATGACTGGAAACCAGGCCACGCTCCATGGGAGATTGAAATCGCCGAGGCACCAGAAGAACTGCTTGCGGTTCTACGAGCCAAGGCACTTCGCCAGAACAGCGGATCTTCTTATAAGGATGGCAGCTGGGACTGGGTCTCTGAGCTAGAGTTTGGCGGGGAACGCGTAGATGTTCAGAAAGTTCTTGAAGAGGGAATTGATGAAGGCCACCGTGCGGTCGAGATTTATCGACTAGCCTGCGCCCTTGCCAATAAGTTTGGAACTACTCCAGACTCTCGCCTAATGATCGAGTCGATGATGATTCGCTTCAATCACGAAATGGTTCGTCCCCCGTTAGAGCTAGAGGGCCCGAACTCTCTACTTATGCACACTCACCGTGCTATCGACTTTGTTGCTTCTAGCCCTAAGACCGACCGTATGTGGCCTGGACTTTCTAACTGGGAGCAAGGTCAAAAGTGGGCCGAGCAGTCTCAGGCAGAGACTGCTGCAAATGTGAGCAGCCAGGTTGGTGCTTCTATTACCGCATTGGTTGAGAGTGGCGTTTCGATTAGCGAGGCTTCTAGCCACGGGAACCTAGATATTCCAGACGACCCTGATGCTGTAAATCCGGAAGATGGTGGACGCCCTGGTTATCGAACTCTTACTGATGTTGGTAATGGTCGTCGTCTAGTTGACTCCTACGGAAGTGCTATTCGTTACACCCCCGGTCTTGGTTGGTTCCACTGGGATGGTCAGTACTGGAAGCCAGACTCTGAAGAGATCGAGATGCGAGAGCTTTGCAAAAAGATTTCTCCAATTATTGCTAGCGAGGTTTCGAACCACGGTGCTGGAGATGACCAGAAAAAGGTTGAACTTGTAAAGTGGGCAAACCAGGCTAAGTCAAACTCTCGAATCAATTCGATGATTATGAGTGCCAACTCTGACCCTCGCATCGTTGTAGACCTATCCCTATGGGATGGTAACCCTCAGCTGCTGGGCGTGGCTAATGGTGTTATTGACTTGAAGACTGGAGAGCTAATGCGAGGTCGACCAGATCTACACATTACAAAGCGTGCTCCAGTTACATACACTCCTGGACTTCGTAATACCCGCTGGGAGGAGTTTATTAACTACGCTACTGGTGGAGACAAGGAACTTCAGGACTGGATTCAGCGTGCAGTTGGCTATACGCTCACGGGTCTCAGCAACCAGGATGTGTTGTTCTTAGTTTATGGTCCAGCTGGTTCTGGTAAAAACACGTTCGTTGAAACTATCTTCGAAGCACTGGGTTCGGACCAGTATGCCGGAATTCTTCCTTCTCAGGAGTTGGCTGCTAATACTGGAAGCGTTAAGTCTTCTAGCGAATACTATATGGCTGCACTTCGCGGTAAGCGTATGATCTGGGTTGACGAGCTTCCTGAATCTGAGCGTATCAATGAAAACCAGGTTAAGGCTCTTACAGGTTCGTCAACTTTGAATGGACGTAATCCTGGTGGAGAGCCGTTCAGCTTCAAGGCTCAGGGTAAGTTGTGGATTACCACTAACCACCGCCCTATCATTAATGATGACGCTATGTGGCGTCGTCTTCGTCCAATTCCTTGGCTACACGCAGCCGAGAATCCAGACCCAGACCTAAAAGCGTATCTTGCTGATCCCGAGGGCGGGCTTCCTGCAGTCCTTGCATGGGCTGTTGAGGGTGCAATCAAGTACTTAAGCTCCGGCGCTCGTGACCCTCTCGGTTGGTGTACTGCTGTTCGTGAATCTGCCGAAATCTATCGAAAGAACGAGGACCGTATTGGTTTGTTCTTAGATGAAGAAACTCGTGAATCAGACGGGACTTCTGTGCTTGTTAAGCAGCTCTACACCATCTATCGAATGTGGTCGGATGAGCGTGGTGAACGTCCTATGACTCAAATTGCCTTCCAGCGTAAACTTGCTGATCGTGGTTTAGCAATTGTTGGTCAGGGTTCTCGTGCTGAAATCAAGCACCGCACCTTGGTTCCTCGAGTTGTTCAAAACAGTGAAGTTGACTGGGGAATCGCGACACGACTCGCACAGATCTAAATAATGTGTTAGTATGTAGTGTGTTTCCTGGGAGAGGTAAAGCACCAGGGGGTCAGTTTTCTGGCCCCCTGTATCTTTTATAAAGAGGACTACATGCACATTAGAATCGCAACCCCTATGTACGGTGGGAACTGTAAGGGAATTTACGTAGACAGCATTCTAGGTCTAACATTTCGACTTGCTCAGGCGGGACACCAAGTATCTTTTTCTAAGATTTATAACGAAAGCCTAATCACTAGAGCTAGAAATAACCTGGTTAGCGAGTTTATGAATAGTGATGCGGATGTATTGCTTTTCGTAGATGCTGACGAAGGCTTCGAGCCTGGTGGCGTAATTAAAATGCTTGAAATGGATAAAGACATCATTGGTGGAATCTACCCGATGAAGAACTTTAACTGGGAAAATATTCGTAAGGCTGCCATTGCCGGTAAAAAAGATCTGACTCGTTACTCTGGGTTGTTTGCTATGAATCCGGTTCCTGGAACTACGCAAATCAACATCAATGAGCCGATGCCTGTTACTGAAGTCGGCACGGGTTTGATGGCAATCAAGCGAACCGTTTTTGAGCAAATGGAGCCGCACTGTGGCAAGTACGCAGTTAATGGGCCTGATGCTCAGTTTGATTTCAACAACATGGTGACTGAATATTTTGCAACCAGCATTACCGAAGAAGGGATTCTTCTCTCGGAGGACTATCACTTCTGCCGTAAGTGGCGTTCCATGGGTGGAGAGGTTTATGCTGCTCCGTGGGTAGTTGTTGATCACGCTGGAGAGTATATCTTCAATGGTCGATACGTCTCGGAACTAGAGCTAAATGCTGACCCTGTAGTAGATAATAAAAATAAAAAGAAGAAGTAATGACTGAAACACTTGTGAAGCTTGCCGCTTCGCGTGGTGGGAAGTTGGCTCCTATTGTTATTTCTGAGGGCCTTACTGCGGGAACTGGCTTAATGAATCCTTCGGTCTTTGTTACCGACGAGGACGAGATTTATGTAAATCTGCGCCACGTTAACTACACTCTTTTTAGTTCTGAAAACGAGCAGAAGTTCCCTAGCCGCTGGGGGCCGCTTGCCTATTTGCATCCGGAAAAGGATCAGACGCTTAGAACAACTAACTACATCTGTAAGTTAGATTCAGATCTTTCGATCATCGGATCTGGAGTTATTGACACTTCTGATTTAGATGTAACCCCTCTCTGGGAGTTTATTGGTGAAGAAGATTGCCGACTAGTTAAGTGGGAAGGCAAATGGTACGCGATTGGCGTTCGCCGTGACACTACTACTAATGGCCAAGGCCGCATGGAACTCAGCGAGATTGAGATTGACGAAGATACTTGGACTATCAAAGAAGTCTCTCGACTTCGTATTCCAGCCCCTGGCGCAGATGACTCCTACTGCGAGAAGAACTGGATGCCAATTCTCGACAAGCCTTTCCATTTTGTAAAGTGGGCTAGCCCCACTGAGGTCGTTAAGGCTTCGCCAGATAAAAATGAATGTGTTCAGATTTCTCTTAATGATGGGATAGTTCCACCTAAAGACCAGCGTGGCGGGTCGCATGTTGTGGAGTGGAATGGTCACTATATTGCCTTTACTCACGAGGTTGATCTTTTTAAAAACTACTTAAACCAGAAGGACGGGATATACCGTCACCGATTGGCAGTCTGGGATGAGAATTTTAAGCTAATTGGTTTATCTCCGAGGCCTAGGACTTTCTTGGGCGGTCGCATCGAGTTTGTTGCTGGTGCTGCTAAGTATAAAAACGATCTACTAGTTAGTTTTGGATTTCAGGATAACGCGGCGTTTGTTCTACAAATGCCTGAAGATCTTGTTGATGGTTTGATGGCTGAGGCACTAGCATATGGTTACTAATGAAAAGATAGAAAAACTAATCTTCGAACTATCTGAAGATTCGTACAATCCTTCAAAAAATTTAGAAATTGCTGTTGAGTATGAAAAGCTCGGTCAAACTGCATCGGCTGTTGCTTTCTATCTTCGTGCTGCAGAATACGGATACGATTCTCATCGGGATGTTGTCTACTCGGCCTTACTTAGAATTTCTATTTGTATGGACGGTCAGATGGGGCGTGATTTGACGGTAAGTAATTCGTTGCTTCAGGCTATTGCATATCTTCCTACTCGACCTGAAGCGTACTTCTTAATGTCGGTAATGTATGAAAGAAGCGGTCAGTGGCAGGAAAGCTACACGTATGCCGTTCTGGCTGGAATGTATGACCGTCAATTTTTTGACTTATCTGTTGATGTTGGTTATTCGCCTTGGTACTCTTACAATTTCCAAAAAGCAGTTGCTGCTTGGTGGATTGGTAGACGAGAAGAGAGCCTTCAGACTTTAAGAAAGCTGGCTGCGGACGAGCGTTGCCCTGAAGTCTATAGAGCAGCTGCTAAAGATAACTTAAACCGGCTCGATAGTTAGTTCTTGCTGAACTCTGCGTTCACTTCCATAAGTGGATAGAAGATTAGTGTACTCCGGAGATGAGTTTATGCTCTCGATGTATGTTAATGCCTCTTCGTGTGTGTCCACTGTTGCTATTACTCTGGCCGTTGGCATCTCTACTACGTTAAACATCAAAACTCCTAAGCGTGTATGTATTGAATAAATAGTGATGTTCCATACTGCCAGTTAGTGTCGGTACCTGCTGATAGAACGTTAACTGTTGATGGCGACGTCTGATAGACACGTAGGTCAATAATATCGTTTGCTGCTAGATAGATATATTCTATTGTTGTTTCAGCAATGAAGTCGTAGGTCAACCCACCGTAAGAGTTCATACGAGTAGCTGGAGACGCGTTGAGGTAGATGTAAATAACCTTGTTGTTACCAGTTGTAATGGCAGCGTCCCAGTAGGCGGTTCCCTTAATTCGGTAGTATCCTGCATTTGATACTGTTACTCGACCGGATGACATGGTAAATCCGCTTCCAGACGAGACTACGTTTGCGCTAGTACTGAAGTTGATAATGGTGTTGGTAGATGCGGCTGCGGTTTGTGTGGCAGTCTTTCTAACAATATATGTATTAGGTGCCGCTGGAAGACCTCCCTGAAGACCTTGAACACCTTGTAGACCTGTTGTTCCTTGTAGACCTGTTGTTCCTTGAGTTCCAGTAGCGCCTTGAAGGCCTGTCGCGCCCTGCGTTCCAGTGGCACCCTGAGCACCAGTCGTTCCTGTAGAACCCTGAGCACCGGTAGCTCCTGTCGAGCCTTGTATTCCTGTAGTTCCGGTAGAACCCTGGATACCAGTTGCACCAGTTATACCCTGAGCACCAGTTGCACCTTGAGCGCCAGTGGTTCCCTGAGCACCACCAGCTCCAATTGCAGAACCTACTCCAGCAGCACCAGTGGTGATATCTAGGTAGAAACCGCGAGCGGTTCCACCTTGTTCGAAGAAGCGAAGCCTATTTTGATAGACGTCAATGGTTACACCATTGGTAATGGTCGTATTGGTAACGGCATTAGCTAGGAAGATTTCTCCACCCTCGTCACCGGACCTGGAATTTACAAGTACTTTTCCGCTTCCAATTGAGAGGTCGGTTCCATCATAGGTGAGTCCGGAGCTTCCTGATGCTACGTTGCTAGCGTTTTTGTAGACAATCTGATTTGCGGAACCTGCTACAGGTCCAGTGATACCTTGCGTTCCCTGTGTACCCGTGGCTCCTTGTGCGCCCGTGGCTCCCTGACTTCCAGTACTTCCAGTAATACCCTGAGACCCTGTCGAGCCTTGTATACCCGTGGCACCCGTAGTTCCTTGTGCACCATCAGTCCCATTAGTACCGCTAGTTCCTTGCGCGCCGGTGGCTCCGGTAGAGCCCGTGGCTCCCTGTGCGCCATCAATTCCTGCTGTGCCTTGAGCACCGGTAGTTCCCTGACTTCCAGTAGCGCCTGTTGTACCTTGAGCACCAGTTGAACCTGTAGCTCCGGTAGAACCTGTGGCACCCTGAGCCCCTGTAGCACCTGTAGTTCCTTGCGCGCCCGTTGAGCCTGTCGCGCCAGTTGCTCCTTGAGCGCCATTAGTTCCGTTTGTACCTGAAGTACCCTGAGCACCAGTAGAGCCAGTGGCACCAGTTGAGCCAGTGGTTCCCTGAATACCTGTTGCACCTGTAGTTCCTTGTGCACCAGTCGCGCCTGTCGAACCCTGAGCCCCTGTTGCACCTGTAGTTCCTTGTGCTCCGGTATCTCCCGTAGTGCCTTGAGCACCAGTAGAGCCTGTAATTCCTTGTGCTCCGGTTGTACCTGTTACTCCCTGAGTACCTGTCGCGCCTTGTGCTCCGGTGGCTCCAGTTGTTCCGGTTATTCCTTGCGAACCTGTTGCTCCTGTAGCTCCTTGAGAACCAGTCGTTCCTTGAGCACCGTCTGCTCCAGACGAACCGGTAGCTCCGGTGGCTCCTTGGGCACCAGTGCTACCTGTGGTACCGGTAGTTCCTTGTGAACCTGTGGTCCCTTGTACACCTGTCGAGCCAGTTGCACCTTGCGCTCCTGTAGAGCCGGTAGTTCCTTGTGCACCAGTCGCGCCTGTCGAACCAGTAGCGCCTGTAGTTCCCTGCGAGCCGGTCGCTCCGGTGATGCCTTGAGTACCTTCGACACCTTGTGAGCCTGTCGCACCCTGAGCGCCAGTAGCACCCTGAGCACCTGTGTCACCGATATCACCGTTACGAGCAAATGTAATTTGGATTGCTGTAGCATTGGCTAGGCTCGAGATGCTTCCAGAAACGTAGGCGACTGGAACCTCGAAGTAAGTGTCGTGGTGGTAGTGGTTACCTACGATTGAGTAGTAGACAAAGTTAGATGCGTTTGCTGCATCTGAAATCTTGAACGTACCCTTAATAGAAGATGTAGAGTCGTCAATAGTTTGTAGGAATGATGAGATGTCGGTCGATGTCTGGTCGTAGTAGCTAATGTAAAGCTCTGTCCCAGACGTTAGCGTGTTGTTGAAGTTTAGGTTTCCAGAGCCTGGGTTTTCATCAACTGTACTAGTTAGGTAGTGGTACGCAAATGTCGCTCCACCGAAAGTTCCGGTTAAACCTTGAACACCCTGAGTACCGGTAGTTCCTTGAGTTCCCTGAGCTCCGGTAGTTCCTTGTGCACCATCTAGCCCATTGGTTCCGGATGTTCCTTGGGCTCCAGATGTGCCCTGCGCTCCGACTGTACCTTGTGAACCTGTCGCTCCTGTCGTACCTTGGGCACCGGTCGAGCCAGTTACACCCTGTGTTCCGGTAGAGCCCGTGACACCTTGAGAACCTGTGTCACCTGTCGTACCCTGTGTTCCGGTTGCGCCAGTCGTACCTTGAGCACCCACTGCACCAGTTGTACCTTGAGCACCAGTTGAGCCTTCAATACCTTGCGAGCCAGTTATGCCTTGAGCGCCTGTTTGACCAGTTGCTCCTTGTGTTCCTGTGGCTCCCTGGGCTCCGTTGGTTCCGTTAGCCCCCTGTGCTCCAGTCTGGCCTACAGCTCCTTGAATACCCGTAGAGCCGGTGAGGCCTTGGACACCATCCTGACCAGTTGTTCCCTGAGAACCAGTTGAGCCAGTGGTTCCTTGTATACCTGTTGAGCCGGTTGTTCCTTGACTTCCAGTTGCTCCAACAGCACCTTGAATACCTGCCACGCCTTGCGCACCAGTTGAACCGGTGCTTCCAGTTGTACCTTGCGAGCCTGTTGTTCCTTGTATGCCTGCAGTACCTGTAGCACCTTGAGCGCCAGTCTCTCCCACTGCACCTTGAGCACCAGTTGAGCCAGTGGTGCCTTGCGCACCAGTTGTACCCTGTGCTCCAACTTCTCCTGTTACACCCTGAGTTCCCGTAGTTCCCTGAGAGCCTGTGGCTCCCGTGGTTCCCTGAGTTCCGGAAGTACCTTGAGCTCCGTCATTTCCGGTCGCACCGGTCGCGCCTTGAGCACCATTGGTTCCCGATGTGCCTTGCGCACCAGTCAAACCCTGTAGACCTATTAGACCCTGAGCTCCGGCGGCTCCCTGAGAGCCTGTAATACCCTGCGTCCCCTGGGCACCCTCTGGTCCAACAATCTGTCCAACATTGTTCCAGACTCCGCCATCCCAAACGTAGAGGTCTCCGTTTTCTGCAACAATGTAAGCATCATTTACGTTGTTCTCATATAGAGGTAGGTCACCAGTTGTTGCAACAGTTCCGATGAAGTGAATAGAGACACCTTGAGGACCCGTGGTGCCTGTGAATCCCTGAATTCCCTGGACACCCTGAGGCCCTTCAATACCTTGTGTACCAGTGGTGCCCTGAGCTCCAGTTAGTCCTGTCTCTCCCTGAACACCTTGAACTCCTTGAATACCTTCAGGCCCCTGAACACCTTGTGTTCCTGTAGTTCCCTGAGAGCCAGTGGTTCCCTGAATACCCTGGTCTCCGGTTGTTCCGGTTGTTCCCTGTACTCCATTAGCTCCTTGAGCACCGGTAGTGCCCTGCGCTCCAGTTGTTCCTTGAGTTCCGGTGGTACCCTGTGTTCCTGTAGTTCCCTGGGAGCCTGTTGTTCCTTGTGCTCCGGCTGGGCCAGGAGTTAGTGAAATATTGTCCAGGGCGTCAGTAATGCTGTGGCCGGTGCCAGTATTGATTCGACTAGTGTCACCAATAATTAGGTCTAAGTATCCGTCGGTAACTAGTCCATTACCTGGGTTTGCTGCATTTAAGTAGACATCTCCATCAGCATTTAAGACAATGTCTCCACCCTCAGAGACAATAGAGATATTTGAAGCGTTGGTAATTGTTCCAGGGGTAAATGTGAAGTCGGCTACTGAGGCGTCAGCACCATTAGCTCCTTGAATACCCTGAATACCGTCAGTGCCTTGCATGCCTTGTAGGCCTGTTGTGCCTTGAACACCCTGTATACCTTGAGTACCGTTTGTACCCTGAGGTCCTACCTGGGTGTACATAACCTGGGTGATGCCGAGGATTACAGATGGGGTCTCTGGGTATCCGTTAGTTGGGTTCTCTACAAGGGCAAGCTGAGTAGATGTTCCTTCCCAGAAAATCTGGACGTAGTCGTTTACTGCGGTCGACGTTCCTACAAAGGTGACGGTCACTAGCTGGTAGCTTGGCTGGTCAGAAGATTGACGTGGCTGTAGGGTGACAGACGTAGTTGAGTTTGGGTAGTTGGTTCCGTTTAGCTTCAACCAGAATCGTGCAGACTGAACAGCGTTAGTTGGGTTGGCAACCTGCATAACCGAGGTCATAGTGTATGTGCCAGGCTCAGCGATGGTTACTTTGCTGTTGTCAACAATTGAAATACCGTGACCGCTACCATTAGGGTAGGTTGAGTTGATTGTTATAACTTGTTCAGTACTGACGTTTGCAAGAGTCTGAGTCTGTGAGCTGTAGAACGAGCCGTAGTGACCTACTGCACCACCCGAGCCTGTTGTACCTGTAGTTCCTTGAGTACCTTGGATTGCGGTTCCCTGGATACCCTGAAGACCAGTTAGACCCTGAGTTCCGTCGGTTCCTTGTAGTCCCTGAAGGCCTTGAATACCCTGATTTCCGGTGGCTCCCTGTGCCCCAGTAAGTCCGTCGGTGCCCTGCATACCTGTAGCACCTTGGACACCGTTAAGGCCGTTAGTTCCGGATGCGCCCTGAGTACCAGTGGTTCCCTGTGCACCTGTAGAGCCCTGAGCTCCTTGTGCACCGATAGCGCCCTGTGTTCCGGTAGCTCCTTGCGTTCCCGTGGCTCCCTGAGAACCTGTAGTACCTTGGACTCCCTGAATGCCCTGAGCACCGGTCTGACCTTGAATACCTGTGGACCCCTGGACTCCTTGACTTCCGGTCGTGCCTTGCGAGCCTATTGTGCCTTGTGTGCCGACAGCACCTTGAGTTCCAGTTGTGCCCTGCGGGCCTACCGTTCCTTGAGTTCCTTGAGCACCTTCAGGTCCAACAATTTGGCCCACGCTATCCCATGAGCTTCCGCTCCAAACATACAGGTCACCATCTGCGGACACGATGTAAGCGTCATTTACGGAGTTGCCGCTTCCCGGTAGGTCTACAACTTGTGCAACAGTGCCAATAAAGTGAATAGAAACACCCTGAGGCCCTGTGGCACCTGTAAATCCTTGGATTCCTTGAATGCCTTGCAACCCCTGCAAGCCTTGTAGTCCTTGTATCCCCTGCAATCCTTGAATACCCTGAAGCCCTTGAACTCCCTGAGTCCCCTGTGAGCCAGTGATACCTTGGACGCCCTGAGTGCCTTGGGTTCCTTGCGCTCCTGTTTGGCCTGTGGAGCCTTGTGCGCCTGTAGTGCCTTGCGCACCAGTTGCACCTTGGATTCCAGTGGCACCTTGGGTTCCAGTCTCGCCTGTTGCTCCTTGGGCACCTGTTGTACCCTGTGCTCCGGTGTTTCCTTGTTGTCCCTGGGCACCGTCTGTACCCTGCATGCCTGTTGCCCCTTGCATACCGGTTGCACCTTGCGTGCCTGTTATACCTTGTGGGCCCTGAGTGCCTTGGGTTCCTTGAGTACCTAATGCGCCTTGAGTTCCAGTTGTGCCCTGAGTTCCGGTGGTTCCTTGCGGACCTTGTACACCTTGAATACCTGGAGCACCCTGAGGACCACCAATCCCGATTTCGACATGGTTTGGCTGCTCCTGAACAATAACTTTGTTCAGGTCGTGGGGGTTAACCGAAACTTTATTCGGGTTATCTCCAAAATCGACTGCCATTTATCGAGTTACCTCAGCTTTTACTTTGAAGTTTCCTTCAATAATTCGACTTACAACACCAGCCCCGGAGACTAGTTCTAAGTCATAGACGTATAACCCTGGAGTTAGGGCTGCAGTATCTGCAGCAGCAATGGTTAGAGTGATAGTTCCAGCAGTTCCACCTAGGGTAATTCTTGAATTTGAGGTGGTTAATGTGACAATAGTGCTTGAAGCATTTGCTGTCTCACGGACATGCATTCTGGCGGTATATCCAGTGATATTGTATGGGTTACGAGCGGAGTCGGTCCATGTAATTGTGCGTGAAAAAGTGGCACCTTGGTCACAGGTGATATTGTAAGTTCCGGCAATGCAAGTCATGGGGGAGATCCTTCAGATAGTAGTATCCGCACCTTTAATTTTACCTTATTTACTGGGATCTAAGTTGGTATACTGGAAGGATGACAACGCCGCTTTTCACTGATTTAGGGGGAGAAACCTGGCGTATTTGTCGTTTTGTCGATGAATCTGATAAGCGTTGGTCGGCTTTCAACCCCTCTGTGGCTTACTCCCCGGTAGAGGGCTATGTAGTTCTCGTTCGTGCCAGCAACTACTTTTTTGATCCTAAAACTGGTGACACCGTGGCAACTATTGGAACTAGAGTAAAAAATCGAATGTTTCTTGGGAATCTGACTTCCGATTGGAAGTTAGACCATAATTCCTTGCGTGAAATAGATTTTTCAGAAGTTGGTCAGTACTTGCGCGGACCGGAAGATGGACGCCTCTATTGGAGAGATGGCGGATGGGAAGTCCTATCTGTGATGAAGGAGCCGCATATAACGAATGACATTCCTAGACTTGCTACCTATAAAATCAAAGACAATAAAGCAACACTAATAAAAATACACACCGAAGGTGACATTCAGCCGATAGAAAAAAACTGGATGCCAACCTATGAAAAGAATTCAAACTTTGATTTTGTCTACAGTGCTACTTCCATATATAGCGTAGCTTCTGGAAAAGTCAAGCTACGTGAGGCCACGGAGGAGGCTGGAAATAATATTAGGGGCGGTAGTTGCTTATGGAATATTGGGGATAAGTATCTAGCAATTACCCATGAAGCGGTTATAAGGATAGAAAAGGTATATACGCCTCGCATGTTCGGCTACCGAAATAAAACAATTCGTACCTATCTTCACAGATTTGCTACATATGATAAAACTGGAAAGTTATTAGAGATATCTGACCCGTTCTCGTTTCAGGGGGCGGATATCGAGTTTGCCGCCGGTCTAGTTTTGTCAGGGGATGATGTTATTGTCTCTTATGGTTATAAAGACGTTGCCTCATATCTTGGTAAAATTAAACTAGACGCAGTTATTGGAATGCTTAAGGCGGTGAAATGAGTACTGACGTTTTAGAAAAACCTGAAGTAGATATCGAGTCTAAAGAAGATGAGCCGCTTGCTCATTACACTGATGCCGCTAGTGCTACTGAGGGCTACATCATGGGAACCCCTGTTACCGCGCTCTGTGGTAAGAAGTTTGTTCCCACTCGAAATCCAGAGCGATTGAAAATTTGTCCGATTTGCCAAGAAATCGTTGACGCTGTATTCTTCTTTAGTGAGTAAAATCGCGTTTCGTTATTTCAGCTATACTGGTATAACGTCAAGCTCCTGTGACTCGATTAAATCGATTTTTCGCAGGAGTTATCTCTATCTAGTTAGGAATCTCTCCCAAATGGTTACTGTTTACACCAACCCGAGCTGCGTTCAGTGCGACATGACAAAGAAATTTTTAGACAAGAATGAGATCAACTACAAGGTTGTAGACCTTTCTCAGGATCAGGAGTCTCTAGACATGGTCCTAGGTCTTGGCTTTTCGGCTGCTCCTGTAGTTATCGCTGGTGACGACAAGTGGGCTGGGTTCAAACTAGATCGTCTACAGACTCTGGTCGTATAGCTATTATGTTAGAGATTGTCTATTTCTCTAACTACTCTGGTAATACTAAAAAATTTGTTGAAAAGCTTCCGTTTAAGTCTCATCGTATTCCGATTAGAGATACTGGAGAGCCTTTAGTAGTTACTAAGAAATACGTACTTTTTGTTCCTACCTACGGAGGAGGGGCGGAAGGTAAATCGGTGCCTAGACAGGTAGTTGACTTTCTGAACGATCCAGAAAATAGATCTTTTGCAGTTGGCGTGATCGGGCTGGGCAATACTAACTTTGGTGAACACTACTGTCGAGCTGCAAAAGTGATTTCTGAAAAATTAAAAGTACCACTGCTGGCAAAAGTTGAAATTTTTGGAACTCCCGATGATGTACTAAATGTCACTGAAATACTTAATAAAAAAGAAAAGGAATGCGAATAAATGAAAATTACTCGTCCTGTTAACTGGAATAAGATTGAAGACCCTGTAGACCTAGATGTTTGGAACCGTCTGACCTCGAACTTCTGGCTGCCTGAGAAGGTGCCTCTAAGCAACGACATCCAGTCGTGGTCGACCCTAAAGCCTCACGAGCAGTTATTGACTCAGCGCGTGTTTACTGGGCTAACTATGCTAGACACCATTCAGGGAACCGTTGGTGCAGTAAGCCTTATTCCGGACTCTTTGACTCAGCATGAAGAAGCGGTCTTGACTAATATCTCATTCATGGAATCAGTTCACGCCAAGAGCTACTCCTCGATATTCTCGACCCTATGCTCCACCACTGAAATTGATGCAGCGTTTCAGTGGTCGGAAGACAACCCTTACCTTCAGAAGAAGGCAGAGATCGTTCTCTCCTACTACAACGGAGAAGACCCTCTAAAGCGCAAGGTAGCCTCTACCCTGCTTGAGAGCTTCCTGTTCTACTCCGGTTTCTACTGGCCTATCTATCTATCGAGCCGAGCAAAGTTGAGCAACACTGCCGACCTAATTCGTCTCATCATCCGCGACGAAGCCATCCACGGCTACTACATCGGTTACAAGTTCCAGCAGGAGTTTAATAAACAAGACGGATGGCGTCAGGAAGAACTGCGAGCCTATACATATGACCTTCTTCTAGAGCTTTACGAGAACGAAGTTAAATACACTGCAGATTTGTATGACACTGTCGACTTAACCCCCGACGTAAAGAAGTTCCTTCACTACAACGCGAACAAGGCCCTGATGAACCTAGGCTTCGACGCGCTGTTCCCTAAGGATGAGACCAACGTCAATGCGGCTGTCCTTTCTGCTCTATCTCCTAATGGTGATGAGAACCACGACTTCTTCTCAGGATCTGGTTCAAGCTACGTTATGGGTAAGCACGAAGCCACCACAGACGACGACTGGGACTTCTAGTCTATGAGTAGAATATAACTATGCCTACTTACGAATATAAATGCTCTAACGGACATGTCTACTCCGAAGTTCGCAGTATTTCTGCAGAAGATACAGTATCGACTTGCAAAGAAGAAGACTGTGGACTAGAGTTGAAACGAGTGTTCAACCCACCTCCGATTAAGTTCAATGGAACTGGGTATAGCACTGGCAACAACACCTGGAGATAGAAAGAACTAAACATGGAATTCCTTCCAATAGACGCAGAGTATCCAAAGTTTATTGAGGGAGAGGATCCTCCTTGTGCGGAGACAGATCCAAATATGTTCTTTCCAGAGGACGGTAGTGAAACGTTCTCCCTTAATCCGAACAATAGCGAAGAGTATATCTCTGTAGTTCGTGCAACTTACTACAATCTCGAAGGGGCAAAAGCTATTTGTAATAGCTGTCCATTCATCAAAGAGTGCCTAGAATACGCTCTAACTGACCAGTATTTAGTTGGAATCTGGGGTGGAACTACGGACCAGCAGCGTCGAGCAATCCGCAAAAAACGAAAAATCGCTAACAAATAAGTGCGGTAAAATTGAAGTAGCTCTTGGGAGAGAGGGTCATTAAATCTACTAGTCTCCCGGGAGAAAAAATGGAAATTGTAAAAATGATCCTAAAGCGTACAGTCGCTTTGGTCATCCTTAAAGTCAGCGGTGTTCTAGCCGCAGGTTCCATCGGTGGCGTTGAGTTGTGGCAGTCTGCCCTAATCGCTGCTTTTGTTGGAATCATGGAAGTTGCTGAGTCTCTAGCACGTGCCTACGTTGTGGACGGTGTTCTAGACCAGGAAGAAATCAACATTGCCTTTGCTAGCTCGGCTGAAGCCGCACTTGCAGACAGCAAGAAGAAGGCAGCCCCTTCAGAAGATTCAAACTTCTAATATTCACCTCTGACAAATCCCTCAAAGAAATTTGGGGGATTTGTTGCATTCTGAACTTATGTTTGATAGTCTTGTGACGTTGCAATCCCGCAGCAAATAAACATACATTACGTCGTATGGGGTTAGAAATAACCTAGTCTGGCCAAAGCTGTCTGTTCAGGAACTTCAGGCAGCTAGGCTAGACGAAACAGTAGGAGACAAAGTGGATTTTGAAGAATGGCTTCGCGTAGGTATTGAAAATGGCTGGGCTGGTCCTGCTGTTTGTTATACGCATGATGGTCTACCAACTAGTGAGGAGGAGGACCACGCATTTGAAGAGTCTGATCCTTGCATTCACATTATTCGTCTTTATGAAGATGAAGAGCACAAAAAGGATGTAGAATCTAACCATGCCCCTAGCGTTTGGCGTGCAACCAATCGTGGTATTGAAATTGAGGAGAAGTAATGGCAAAAGGTAAAGGCGGAGGCGCAAAGCCAGCTGCAAAGGAAGTTTCTGACCGTAAGAACGGTAAGGCTTCAAAAAAGCGTCCAAAGGTTTTTGACGCAGTGAAGCGTCGATTGGTTACTCGCGACTAGTGGGAATCAAATTAGTAGCTTTTGATTTGGATGGGACTCTTGCACCTAGCAAGGGTCCTATTTCAAATGACATGGGAAAAGCCCTTAGAGATTTACTAGGGGTTGCTCAGGTCTGTATTATCAGTGGTGGTACAAGAGAGCAGATTATGTCTCAGGTTGTGGACTTGCTTCCTGATAAGTCAAACCTTCGTAATCTACACATTATGCCTACCAGCGGTGCTCAGTATTTGAAGCGTCATCTTGGAGGATGGCGAGTTGTCTATTCCGAGAAGCTGTCAGAGGAAGAGATCGAACGCATTACTCAGAACATTCATGTAACTGCTGCGTTACTAGGCGAGTGGCCGGAAAATCCTCACGGGGCAGTTATTGAAAACCGAGGGACTCAGGTAACATTCTCTGCTTTAGGTCAGAATGCTCCGATTGAAGAGAAAGAGCTCTGGGATCCTACTGGAGTTAGAAAAGATCGATTCCGTCGAACCCTGGCATCACTGCTTCTGGAGTTCGATGTTCGCTCTGGCGGGTCGACTAGTATCGACATTACAAAGGTTGGGATTGACAAGGGATTCGGAATTGATGAACTTATCAAGCGTACTGGACTTAAGCCAGATGACGTCCTGTTTGTGGGAGATCGACTAGACGAGGGTGGCAATGATCATTCGGTTATGCGAACTGGTGCAAACTGCTATCCAGTAGACGGACCGCTAGATACATTGCAACTTATAAAAGATTTGTTAAAAGCTACATAAGTGTGCTATTCTGTAAATAGATAACTCAATAGTGACAAACGGGGATGACTGGTTTCGACAGTTATTCTGAAGTTGGTGAAGCAAGCCGAGATAGCGGAGTCTCGTAAAACCGCTAAACAAAATAAATGCTGAATCTCGTTCTGCATTCGCTCTAGCTGCCTAACAGTAGTTTAGACGCCCCTGGCAAAGCACTAGTCTTAGGTGGGCAGCCAGGTTTTAAATAAGTAGGACAACCTGCAGTACGTCTATGCTGGAGACGTAAAACTGAAGCACCACAGGATGTGGTAGTTCGGTCCTGGAAATATAAACTGCCTAAGCTTGTAGAAGAACAATGGATCCGTAACTGGACCGGGGTTCGATTCCCCGCATCTCCACGGAAAAGCTTGACACGACGGGAGAGGTCGTGTTAGGCTAATCTACTGGCCTAGACATGCAGCAGACGCATGGCCCATAGCAACCCTAGTAATACCAATGGACAGCGAAGACCAACACCCTCTTAGAGGACGTAAGTTAGTACCTGAGACGTGAGCTAGGCTCTGCATCGGATTCGAGAGTCGCGCCTCGATCTGGGTCTTATTATGAGAAAGAAATAGTGAGCCGCTGACTCCACCAACTGATCAGGGTGAAGCCGGGCGACTTTATATATGTACCAGACCGTTAGGCGGTCGAACGGGTAATGGCTGTCCGGACGGACAGCTCGATGCCCGGGGCAAACACCCGTCACTTCGGTGGCGGGTTTTTGTTTGTACAAACTTAGGATTAAGAATGTACAAAGCGTGGTACCATATAAACAGGAAAAGCGTAACTTTATACAAGAAGAGAAGTGATGGACGCCCTTAACCCTGGTAAAGCCCTACTATATGCCCGAGTATCCACTCAGCTGCAGGTAAACGACGGAGTTTCGTTGGATGTTCAGGAGCGAACCCTAATCACCGCCGCCGAGTTCCACGGGTTCAAGGATTTCGAAGTTATCCGCGAGGAAGGCCGATCTGGTAAAAGTATCAAGGGTCGACCAGTATTAACAGACGCCCTTACTAGATTAGAGTCCGGCGAAGCAAACGCCCTTATTGTTACCCGAATCGACCGACTTGCTAGGTCGACCACTGACTTCTTGGACATTGTGGACCGAGCAAGCAAAAAAGGCTGGCGTTTGATCATGCTGGACCTAAATCTGGACACTTCGACCTATCAAGGACGCTTTGTGGTCACAGTAATGAGTGCTTTGGCCGAAATGGAGCGCGGAATCATAGCCGCGAGACAGAAAGACGTCCACAAGGACCGTAGAGACCGTGGCATAGTTTGGGGGGTAGATATGGGGCCGAAAAACCGCACTTTACCCGAAATCAAGGAAAGAATCGTGGCTGAGAGGGCTGCTGGAAAGAGTTTTGGCAAGATAGCCGACGGATTAAATGCAGATGGTATACCTACACAAAACAACAGAAAGTGGTATGCTTCGACTGTGAAGAACATAGTAGACGCCCTTATTGAAGGAGAAGCTGATGGCAAGACGGAAATCTAATGTTCCTGATGGTCCAAAGCCAAATGATGGTTGGACTGTTGTAACCGAGATGCAGATCAATGGACGACATGTTGTTAAGGGGACAGAACTTAAGATCAGCAAGGAGCGAGGACGTTTTCGCTTCGTAAAACACGTCACTACCGAGAATGGTACCGAGTGGGTGGATGTTTGGGGTGGACCGAAAGGGATGCCTTGTCTCCGTAGCTTCCGACTCGACCGAGTGAAGCGAGTCCACTACAAGAACCAGACGGACGAGAATTTGGCAGCTGAGTATAAACAGAAGCAGAAAGATAAGAAGGCTGAAGATGAGTAATGAAGAACAGGCAGAAGGCACTGACTTTAAGACAAAGTGCGAGATTTTAGCCGAGCTTTGGCTGAATGAACGAGACAATGAAGACTTTGACGACTTCATCGAGTATAACGACCTGGGGCTACCTTTGGCGTATTGCATCTCTAGTGGAATTGTAGAAGAGACGGACCGTGCTCGCGGTTTCATCGAAGAAGCCTGGGCCCTGCTGCTAGGAAGTCTAGGTATTGACGAGGGCGAAGAATTTGAGTCCTTAGATGAAGTTCTGGCTGCAGGACTTGAATTCGACTTCGAGGGTGATTTTGAAGATGAAGAAGAGGAAGATGAAGAATAATAAACGCGGCTATCCCTGCCGGAGACATCGAATCAGGTTCATGGGAAGTTACTGTCCAGCTTGTTACAAAGAACGTAGAAAGAAGGAAAAAAATGTCCACTAATGAAGAGGCCATGGAATACAAGGAAGAATACGAGTCTTGGATAGAAGACTACGAGGTGGATGACTTTCTAGAGAATACTCCTGAAAACTGGGAAAAGGTCCAGAAGATGGACCCTCGTCTAGTGTGGACGGCTCATGGGACTTGCGAAGATCCTCAGGTTACTTCTGGTGCTCGTATGTATGGTGGTCGATGCTGCTGGGATACTTATGGGTGGCACATTGCAAAGAAGCAATGGGAAATCCAGGGCGATATCGATAGCACTTTCGAGTCATACAAGACTGGCATCTACAGCAACTGCCCTTCGTGCAATGCTGACGGAGAAGATGAAATAGAAGAGTCGGACGTAGAGTGTCCTGGGGACGAGAACTTTCCTGAGTGCGAGTGCTACGACGGATACATCAACTACTACTGGGACTAATATGAGAAAGATTGTTCTAGTTACTGGTGGGTTCGACCCTGTCCACTCAGGGCACGTGTCTTATATTAGGGCTGCCCGAAAGTTAGGCGACGCCCTTATTGTTGGAGTCAACTCGGACTCGTGGCTGGTAAGGAAAAAGGGAGAGCCGTTCATGCCACTCGACGAGCGTGGGGCGATTATCGAGGAGTTCAAATCAGTAGACGCCGTTATTGTTTTCGACGACTCGGACGGCACTGCAATAGACGCCATTAATCAGGTATTAGAGATGTATCCAGAGGATGAAGTTATCTTTGCAAATGGTGGGGACAGAACACTTGACAATATTCCGGAGATGGTGGTAGAGTCAGAAAGACTTCACTTCGTCTTTGGCGTAGGTGGAGAAGATAAGAAGAACAGCTCTAGCTGGATTCTTAAGGACTATAAGGAAAGAGTGACGAATGCCGAAGAAAAAGGAAGTACTGACAGCTGACGAAAAGCTGGAAGAACTGCGACAGTTTCTTATTGAAGAAATCATTCGCTCGGAAGAGGTGCTTGCTGACCCGTTCCTGCGAACCAATCTATATGCAATGGAGCTTGGCATCCATGCCGAAAAGATTAGCTACTACAAGCAAGTTCTAGAGAAGTTGGAGTCGCTCTAGTGGCACTGAGCTCTGAGTGTGAAGTACACGAGTGGTCGTGGGATCCGTCAGACGAGATTGGCTGTCCGATCTGCTATGGGATGACCCTAGCTGAAAAGCGTATCGTCGACGCCCTTAAGGCTATTCCTTGTGACCCAGGGGGTTGCGATGGCTGCACTGCCCTGCAGATTCTGGTGTATAACGACATCCTTGAGGATGGTGAGTAGTGAGCAGAACTAACCGCAAGGATTGGAAAGGCCGTCCGATTAAGGATGGCGACCACGGAAAGCGTTGCCCTGAGCCGGACTGCGCCTACTGTAAGCACGGGGAACAGAAGCGCCCGTTCCGACGCAAGGTGCGTCACATGTGGAAGAAGATTATGAAGAAGGATGGAGAGCAGTGAGTCTGAGAGCAAAAAAGTTCTGGCTGGTAGTTGCGTCTTGGTGGTGGAAGTTCTCTGTCATCAACTTTATTAGTTGGCCTCTGTGGATGTTCTTCCAGCCAGAGCTGGAACTATTCTTACTCCTCCAAGCAATAAATGCAGTAGCTTGCCTATGGGAAGCGATTGTTATGCGTGAAGACGCCTGGATGTTTCTGGAGGATAAAAAATGAGCTACGCTCGGTTTAGTGACGACAGCGATGTCTACATCTACCACCACTACATGGGGTTCATTGAGTGTTGTGGTTGCTGGATTTCGTATGAAGTTCCAGACGAGTACGGAGATGTTCCGTCCCCTCGCTTCGAAACACCTCGCCGAGCAATAAGGCACTTAGACGAGCATTTGGCTAAGGGCTATAAAGTTCCGCAGAGTGCTTTTGACCGCATCTATGAAGAATACGCAGACTCTATGGATGAGCCAGTTAAGCCATTCCTAAATACGCCTGAGCAGGAAGCTCGCCAGAAAGCAAGAATAGAACGACTACGCAAAGCGTGGAAAGAGCAGATGCAAGCAGACGAATAACTTGACATACGTTCCTACTTGTTAGAGAATGGTTGAGTAATAACAGAAGGAACACATGTTTGACTTTTCAGAAGCTGCTTGCTTAGACGCAGATCCGGAGCTATTTTTCTCCGATGAAGAATATGTGTATGACAAAAAGAAAACTGCCGCGGCCAAACTTATTTGTCGCGGATGCCCTATTAAGGATGCATGTTTTCAGTACGCCGTTGACGGTCGCTATCAAGGAATCTGGGGCGGACTAACAGATGCGGAACGAACCCGTAAGGTGAATGGGGTTAACCTCACTCCAGAGGTAAGAGCCATGCGAGGTGAAGTACTACGAAAACACAACAAGAGAAAACAGATGGCTACTTCAGCAAAGTACATAGCTGACCTTAAAAAAGCATTGGAGTCTCGCACTGGTGAGATTGATCCCGAAACTTTGGAACTAGTTCATATTCGAATTAATAATCCGGAACTGTCTATGAGTGAGGTTGGAGCGCGTTGCTCTACTCCAGTGACTCGATATGCAGTTGCTGGAAGATTCCGTAGACTTCTACAAGATGAAGAAGAACGACAGAAAGAGAAAGCGAGAGTGCGATGATGCAAAAAGAACTAGACGCCGCTATTGATTCACTAGCGGAGCGAATCGAAATTGCTGCGATTACAAATAAGGTTTTGGCAGAGAAGCTAGATGACATTGAACTTAAATTAAATGCGTTGCAGTCTGAGTTGCGAGCTTCTGAATAGTTTGATAAGATAAATCTTGGACCAGGCGTTATCTGGTGGTTCTTATATACGCCTTGCCGGAACGGTTCCGGACATGCCAGTAAGGGTCCTCTGGCAACCGCCCCGATAGCTCAGTGGTAGAGCAATCGCCTTGTAAGCGATAGGTCGTCAGTTCAATCCTGACTCGGGGCTCCATGGTAAAATAGAGTGTGAAAGATCCGCACTCTCCCGCGGGGCTAGAAGACATTGACTTCGAACTAGAAAAACTAGAAGCCTACGCTGTGGACAATATTAGAAGAGCTGAACAACTAGGCGAAGACCGCCAGCGTGTTGAGTTCTTTGAGCGACTCCGTGAACTAATTGGTGAAAAAGATAAAGCGGGGGATCAGATTGCCGTGGACATTCTGTCGTGGGTGTACGAAAGACTATCTGAATAGTTGAAATTCTGGACGCTAAGTGATACTCTTTGAGTATGAGTTCGAATGAGTTTGAGAAAGAGTGTCAACGCGTGGTGGCGGAAGTTCGCCTAGCAAGACATGACCAGCGCAAGCGTATGTATGAACAAGCGAAACGCCAGCGTAAAGCTGAGGCGGCAAAGCGTAAAAACAAAGTAGAATTAAAAGATGAACAGTAACGAAGAGCCAGATGTAATGGACGCCCTTATTAGTGAAACAGCAAAGGTAACTGCAAGATACCTAGATGCTAAAGAGAAGCTAGAGGTCGTTTCTTCGAATGCTGTAAATGCTGCCTATGATTTCGGATATGTGATTGGCGGAATGGATAAAGCTCATGAGTTTATCTCGTTGCTTCAGTCACTTGGTCAAGAAGACGCCGTTACTATTCTTAGAGGGTATGTAGGCGATGAATGAGTTTGTTGAACGCCCTTGGGGTGGCTACCGAATTATTTACCAAGACTTCGGTCTTGTTGTAAAGATTATTACTGTTAAGCCTGGTGCTCGTTTATCTCTACAGAAGCATGACTACCGAGCAGAGGAATGGACCTCTACAACTTCTGGGATGGTTGCACAGGTTGGCAACATCCTTATTGATTTAGATGATCGAGTTTCTGTTTACATCCCGCCTGGTGAGATTCACCGACTACACAACACTTCGGATGAAGTCGGACATGTTGTAGAAGTCATTACTGGCAACTATGATGAAGAAGATATCAAACGACTAGAAGATGATTACGGAAGAATAGAATGATTAAGTATCGTACAGACATGACCGTGGAGCTTATGGGCTACATGGCATCAGACTCCGCTGTAACTATGGCTGCTCGTGTGAGCACTGGTGCAGCTGAGACCACTCCAGAAAAAGAAGCTGGGCTCATTAACTATCTGATGCGTGAGCGTCACGGTTCTCCATTTGAGCACAATGCTTTTACCTTTTACATCGAGGCACCTATCTTTGTGTTCCGTGAGTTCCAGCGTCACCGCATTGCTTCTTACAATGAAGAGAGTGCTCGCTACAAGCAGTTGGAGCCAGTGTTCTACGTCCCTAACCTAGATCGTAAGTTGATCCAGACTGGTAAGGTCGGGGCTTATGTGTTTGAGCTTGGAGACCTTAGTCAGCTGTCTACTGTATATCGTCAGACCTACGAAGCAAACCAAGCCGCGTATGATGCTTATGAAGACATGCTGGACTCAGGTATTGCTAGAGAAGTCGCTCGCGGGGTTCTTCCTGTAAACATCTACTCGTCGATGTACGTGACCATGAACGCTCGTTCGTTGATGAACTTCCTATCGCTTCGTACAATCTCGGAGGGATCGCACTTCCCGTCATATCCTCAGCGTGAAATCGAAATGGTAGCTGAGAAGATGGAAGAGATCTTTGCTAAACTAATGCCTCTTACCTATGAAGCCTTCAACAAGAACGGACGCGTGGCACCATAATGGATTCGTATGGCGTAATTACAATCGGGGATCACCTACTATCGATCCCTGGGTTGGTTTTGTACCTAGCATTAGTAGCGGGTTGGTGTTACTTTGTTTCGAAGTTGGTAACCGGAATTCCTAAACGCTATCGCTGGTTAAACTTGATTAGCTACTGGCTAAGTGTGGCTGCAATTATCGGTTGGGTATTTATTGCCCTCGGTATTAGCTTTTATGTGGAGGCATAATGTCTGTTCTTAAAGTGGTTGGAATCGATGGGTTCACCAACATCGTTATGTTGCAGGATGGCCTAGTTGCTTTCTTTGTTCATGCAGATTGGTCAGAGGCTTCTAAAGAAATGATTCCTTTTATTAAGGAAGCATCGGAGAAGTTCCGTGGTTCTATTAAGTTTGCTGAAATGGACGCCGATACTGAAGGAACTGTTGACTTGTTCCGAGACCTCGGTATAGGTCAGGTTCCGGCTTTGGTAGTTATCAAAGATGGAGTTCCTATTGCAACTCGTAACTCTTACCTTAATTCCGAACAACTTCACTCCTATTTGGCAACTTTTATTTCCGAATAGCGGTAGGATGGTCCTATGAAAATCTACATAGCTGGACCAATGACTGGAATCAAAGACTGGAACTTTCCAGCATTCTTCAAGGCAGAAGAAGAGTTAGAGGCTCTCGGCTATGAAGTAATCAACCCTGCACACAACGATGGTGCAACGGTGCAAGAAGCCTTACAGTCCGCGGGTAGTCCAGACTCTCCTAATAAGATGTGGTCTTGGTATATGCGTCGAGACCTTCCGCACGTACTTAGCGTAGACGCGATTTGTTTACTTCCGGGATGGCAGAACTCTAAGGGAGCTTCGTTGGAAGTTCACGTCGCTAAAGCGATCGGTCTTCCTCTAATGGTTTTGCGTGATGGAAAGTTGATTCCACGCGTCGAAGTAATCGGACTAAGCGGATACGCTCGCTCTGGAAAAGATACAGCCGCTGACTACTTGGTAGAGAACTACGGCTATACAAAAATGTCTTTTGCTGCTCCGATGAAAGAAGCACTCTATAAACTAAACCCTGATATCCGAGACATTGGCAACTTAGTGTTATCAGTTCGTCAGGCTGTTGACCTTGCTGGCTGGGAGGGCGTTAAGGCACTAACACCAAGCATTCGTGAATACTTGCAACGCTTTGGAACTGAAGTTGGTCGCGAGACGTGGGGTCAGGACTTTTGGGTAGACGCCGCTATTAATAAAATCGAAGACGGAACAAAGGTTGTCTTTGCTGATGTTCGATTTCCTAATGAGGCAGATGCTATTAAGAAGTTGGGTGGACAGGTGTGGAGAGTTGAACGCGACGGTGTAGGTCCGGCTAATGATCATATCTCTGAACATGCGCTCGCGGATTATTCATTCGATGTTGTACTTGACAACGTAGGAACTCTTGAGGTATTCTATGAATTACTTGACAAGCAGAATCTGGAGAAATAAATGGACAAGTTTTTAGTAAACATAACTACGCCTGACTTTACGGCAGTAGTTCCTCCTATCTCTTCTATGCCAGCAAATAAAATCATCGAGATGATGTCGCTTAAAGACCCTATGGAGCAGTTCGTAAAGGCATTAGAGATGTTTCGTAATGCATTGTCTGAGGACAAAGTCGATGAGCTAGATGAGCTAAACATGGAACAAACTATTCTAGTAATCAACAAGTGGGCTTCAGAGGAGTCAGACGGCGAATGAGCATTTATGCGTATGACTACGGGGTCAAAGACGGTCGACAAGAGCGTGAAGACGAGATAGTAGCCGCCATTATTGCCCTAAAGACTGGCAATCCGTCGGATGATGCTTACTTAGATGAGGTTGTAAAGGCTGTAATTGCTAGTGGGGAGCAGAAAAATGGGGGCTGACGCAGGATTAATCCTAATTTTTGTGGGATTTCCTATACTTGTTGGCATTGCAAATGCAATTTGGCCAATCGAAAAGTCTGAAAAAGACGAAAAATCTGGAGAGTAGCAGTAAAGTTTTGAAAAATCAAGAGCAGTTTTCGGAAGAAACCCAGAAAATTGTCGAACAAGAAGTCTTAAAAGCCAAAAAAGAACTACTAGATCGTCTAGTTTCGCTAGAAATTCTGAACTATAGCAGTTATGACGAAGTTTATTTTGTCTTGAAGGCGGAAAACATTTACTTTATTTCCCCGAAAATTGAATTGGCAGAAGAAAAAAGCGTTATGATAGAAGAAAACAAGGAGATTTTTGATGAATGAACGCCACCTACTAAAGATTCAAAAACAGCGACACATGTCTAATATTCGCATTATGTTGCTAAACAACCCGATCTTTAAGAATCTTACCGAGCGAGACCAGAGAAAGATTGCGAAGCTAATCTATAAGGCTGAAATGATCGAGATGCACGCTCGCGACAAGAATATTATGCGTATCAATAGCTCGTTCGAGGACATCATTACTGCCCTTATGAACCAGATTGACGAAGATGGTTTTGGTGAAGACCAGGACCCTCGCGACCGCGACCGCGACACAGACGACTAATACCCTACACAACTTACCAAGTTTGTTATAGAATAAATCTGTCGCAAATGTATTCATGTGTGACTCTCCTTTCTGTTGGGTAAAGGAACCCCCCTAGGTTTTGTGTGATTTGCTAGGGGGGTTTCTTCTTACCCTAAATAGACTTGACAAGTATTTGCACTTGTGTTACTTTGGTTTTGTTATAAACCACCTAATAGAAATAGGAGAATCATGAAGATATTTTTAACCATTATGTGCGTATACACGCCTATATCCCTTGTAGCCCTCTTACAAGACTTGGGGATGGCTTCTAAGTTAGGGACTTCGCCTACGCCTGGGGGCTCTACCGTTATTCTCTCCATAGTGATTGGGTGGGCTGTCTATATAGCCATGTGGCGAATTACAAAGTCTAAGCGAGCAGATGCAGCCTTAGATGTGGTTCGAGCTGAAAAGTTAGAGGCTTTTCGACTTAAACAGCAGGAAGAGCGACTGGCTGCTGAGATTAAGAAGGTAGTGGAGCACAGTGAAGATGTAGAGTGGGCCATGTCTCGAGTGAACTATAGAATTTCTCAGGGAGACTTTGACCGTAAAGACCTTATGTTCTATATAGATCTTTATGAAAATTTGGTTGTCGATGCTCGTTCTGAAAAAGAAATAAAAAAATTATTGTTAGCTGTAGAGAATTCAAAAACTATTCAAGACTTAGACAAAGAATCAATACGATTGGATGTTGCTGAGTTTAAAAAGCGACTTAGTTAGTTGTCTTAAAAGGAAACCCCCTGGTTGTTATAACCGGGGGGTTTCTTTCTAGGGGTTTTGATTACACGCTATGAATATCTCAATGAGTGAGCGTCTTTATACCTTATCTAGTCTTCTAGGGCATCCCATGTCTTCGGGCCAACTATGCCCTCGGCTGTGAGGCCATGCTTTGTTTGGAAGGCAATAACGGCTGCCTTGGTCTTAGGACCAAAATCGCCATCTGCGGTGATGCCAAGTTGT